CGCAGGCGGATCAGACAAAGTAACATTCACTACTGTTGCTCCTATCAGAGGACAAGGTGTTCGTGGGGAAGAAATTCTCAAGAACGCTACCGATACTCTTGATTTCGGAACATTCAGCATTGAAGTTGACCTTGTTCGTCATGCAGTTTCTTGGACACAAGTTCTTAAGCTCATGAGATTCACCGGTAAGACAATTGACCAGCTTTCAGCTGAAGTCATGTCCGAATGGATGAGCCGTACCGAGCAGGACCAAATCCAGTTCGCATTACGTCAAATCTGTCTTAAAAACACTGTTGGATCTAACTTCATCAGCGGATACGGAACAGGTGCAAACGGAGATCTTAAATATGTTGACGGTCTTTCAACCGACATCATTCAAGAAGCGAAACAAGCTCTTATTGCTAATGGCGCAGAGCCAATGAGCACTGGTGGAGACATCAACCAAGAAATTCCTGGTTACTTGTTCTTCGCTCCTGACGCTTGCTTACGCCCTCTCCGTTCTGACCCCGACTACTTAGAAGCTATTACTCAGGCTGACGCTCGTAGTGATAACAATAAATTGTACAACGGTTCATACGCTAAGTGGGACAACAATATCATCGCGAATCATAATGTTCTTATCGACACTGCTCGTGGAAGACAGGGTTCTCCTTTACTTCCTACCTTCTATGCTTTCAATGCTATTGCTGACGCGACTGCATCAGGAGCTTTAGGCGGAACTGACGGTGACTACGCTGCTAACTTCCGTGGAGCTTTCATCCGCCTTCCAGGTGGTGGTGGAGACGCATTAGGATCCAACGATAACGGAACCTATTACATCCTCGGAATAGACACCGACGGAACCAAAGCATTGTACACCTACTCTCAATCAGACATCTCCAGCGACTTCGGTTCAATCACCTTAACCCGTGATTCTAACGAAAGTTCTAAAATCACTGCTGGAACCAAATCTGGTGATGCGTTCAACCAGGGAGCAATGTTTGTTCAAGCGAATGAACTCGGTACTCCTATCGGTTATGCATTGGCAATGGGTAAAGACGCAATGTACTACGCAAAAGGAAAAATCTACGGTGAGCAAATCTTCCATTACGACGATTTCGCAAACAGTGGAAACGAAGCACACTTGTCTGCTGTTGGTGTTCAATCCGTTTACGGAATGGGCGCACGCAAAGACACTCGTGGCAGAATCCCTGCGGTTCAACTTATCGAAGTTGTTCGTCAAGTTCCCGGTCTTTCTTTGACCCAAGCGTAAGCTTAAACCTAATGGTTCGGAATTTCCCCTCCCATTAACCCTCCGGCCTCTCCTCTGCGTATGCGGGGGAGAGGCTTTTTTATATCATGAAAATAATAATAATTGGAAAAAGTAATCAAATGGGCTCTACGCCCAACATTCGACTTAAAGGTATGTCTCAACTGAGATATAATTTCTTATGGGATCCTGAAATCAGGCATTTTGCATACGAGCCCAAGAATCAAAAAGAAGTCGATGACATTTTTAGAACGCAGGGTCGGATATATAAGACCATGTATTTCTCAGTATATATGGACGAACCTAAGCCCGAGCCCAAAGTTAAAGTCTCCGCTGGTGCAAAAGCTAGACCTACCGTAAAGCCTAAAAAGAAGTCTAATAGTCAACCGGTCGCAGAAGCGGATATTAGCGAATAATATGGCTGTATGGCCGCGATTACATACTTATCCCTTAAGGATCAGCTTTCGAGTATGCTAGGTGCTGATTCTGTTGCTGATCTACCACCAATTGATCAGGACAGAATAGGAATCTATATCAATCAAGCATATCGGGAGTGCTATACTCCGATTGACGGTAAACGCCCAATGTGGGCAGAAAAGAAGTTCAACCTTAATTTTGCCGCCGATCAAGCGGGTGCTGATTTATCTAAAGAAGTAACTTCGGTTAATAAGATACCTGTACTCGTCGGTGAGGGCCCACTTTCTCCAATGACTGGGCCGGAAGCGGAAATAAAAGCCCGATCGCTTTTCTCTTGGGATTTTAAAGCACCTTCCGGCCGCGGTCTTAATTTTCCTCACTATAAAGATAATGAACCTGAGAAGGGTAGACCTGTTTGGTACTATGTAGATAATCGAAATCATGGGAGTGACTCAACTGAAGTTATTCCTAGATTCTACCTATATCCTGTTCCTGAAAAAGCGTACACTGTTGAGCTTTTTGCCAATATTGTACCTTCCGAACTTGAACTAGATACCGACACCCCAAGAATGCCATCCGATTTGGTTTGGGATATCCTGTACCCAATGGCTCAAGGTAAGTTACTTTCGGATCCTCGCTATAACGGGGACAATAAAGAATTTATCGCTCGTATGGCGGATGAAGCGAGAAAGCGTCTTCGTCAAATGGTCACTCCTCAAAAACATAAAGGGTCGCTAAGATTAGGTAAACGACCAGGTTGGTAATGGCTCAGGATTTAACCATCCGCCTTCTAGGCCGTCCTAAATTATCCAAGGATTCTCAGGCTGGTTTTAATACTCTGGTACGCAGGTATGTAGCCCAAGGTCCGCGGGCTAGTAAGGCCGGTATTGATGATCCGAGTAATCCGTTATTTTTAGATGTCGGGTCTGCGGATGAAGAGTTTACTGAGTATAAATTAGTAAACCAAGCTATTGAACCAAGTAGCAGTGTCGATAAGGCTTATTTGACGAGAACCTATGTGGATTTGCGGGAGCGCTGGGTTAGTGAATCTGTAACTCAAACACCCGATCTATTTAAATTAAATCGTAAATTTGTAGTCCTCCGCGGACAGGACGATGTACATGGTTACAGTGCTGCGGCTTGGGCTAAGCACCCGAGCAATGCTACTTCCAAAAACCCAAGCGAAGATGCGTGGGATTATGCACCTGTCCCTGTATCTCTCGGTCAGCCGACCACTAGAAATATGTCTTTTAGTAGTGCTGCGGATGATGATTTAACCTATACACCTCATGTTTCTATAGCGGGAAATTTACAGACTTTTGCGACTTATATGCAGGGCGTTTCTGTTGCGGAAACAGGTTTAGGAGATTGGCTCCCTGGGAAAGCATCAGTTCAAATGGCGGCTCCTGGAATTGATGTTTGGGATGTTGAATGGGTAACTCATGGCGAACCGTACTGGACTTTTGGGACAACATCACAAAGAAGTGGTTCAAGGTCGCAGACGATGACGGTTGTCGATTTTGATCACCGTGGATTAAAACTTTCTTCTGGTGGTGGCTCCTCTGGAGGAGGTAGTAATTTAGTAAAAACTAAAACCTATAACTTTTTTGTTGTTGCTGATGAGATCCCAGACTCAGTAGCAAAAGTCGCCGGTGGTAGCGGTGCTCTCGGTGGTGGTGTAATGCCCTCAGTAAAACTTGATTTTACTGTCAGTTTCTACGAAGGCGGAACCGCGTCATATACTCAGTTTGTTAAAAACGGTGTGTGGAATATAAACACCACTGAGCATTTATCATTCCCTGGACAAGCGGGCAGTAGTATTAGAGTGGGAGAAAAAGACTCCTACATTCTTAAATTTGATTACGAACCTTGGTATGTTCGCGGGGATTCTGTTATGCCAATTACCGGCTTACCCCTGTTCCAGGGCCGCCCCATCAATCATATTGGCGGTCAAATCACATGGACGGCAACTCAGCTAAGTGCCTATACAAATGGGACTACTCAGACTTTTGTTTCTAATGCTGTAGCAACTAAAATAAGCCCAGTCTTCAATTACGGGCTTAAAAAGATTTGGAAAGTTCAAATTACCTATGTTGGATAATAATGAAGAGCTTCAGGATCGAGTTAAGGAGCTGGAGGATAAACTAGAAGCCCTTAAGTTTGAGCTCGAACAGAGCTATGAGGATATCGACGATCTTAGAGAAGCTGTCGAAGATGAGGGTGAGGGGTTTACTGATGTTCAACACGGAAAACATAATTTTCAGGTTCACTGGATAAGACCCGAAGAGACCGAAAGCTATGCTGATTGTGCTGCAATCGATAATATAGAAAAGGCTAGGATTGCATTTAAAGAGGCCGCGATAAAACGGGATTCTTCTGATCATCTAAGACCCGTAAATCAGGGCGATGTTTTATTTTTAATGTGCGATACCGCACCTGAACCCGAGCCTGATCCTAATAATCCCAATGGTGCCCCGCCAGATGTTCCCGCATGTAGTTTTATTGGGATGTGTGCAAAAATTGATTTTAGGACACAGTTAGAAAACCCCGATACAGCACTAGAATTAACCCAAAGCCAGTTAGCTGATGGTGAGCCTTATCGAGAATTCTTTGCCTGGGATTCGTGCGGAGGATCCTCGACTACTAATGTTGAATGCGATCGAACTGAGACTTATGTCACAGTTGTCACTGACACTAAGACTGAGGTCGAATCTACTGGGGTGGCTCCTGAAAAAACTCATACGATTAAAGGATATCATAAAACTAAAAGACTGCGGTTTGACGAATGTGGAACTTTAGATTTAGTCGAAGCCGAGTCGGATTGGGAACAAGCGGGGGATACTATAACTATTAAAGAATGTTGTGACGAACCCCCCGTAGTTTGCAATCCGGCATCTAGTGTATCCACTGTTACGGTCTCTTTCACCTCAGACCCAGCAAATACGATCCCACAATTTCAGAATATCGCAGAGACAGAAACTCTAACTAAGACGGGCTGCACATACGGCAGCGGGGCCATGAGCATAAGCGGAAACGCTAATACCGGGCTTTGGACAGCCAGTGGAAGTGGAGGCTCGGGGGGTTGGAATATAGACGGAGGGGCCGCGGGGAATACACCTAACAGTATTGGGGATGTAAGCAAAAGTCTCGGGAGCGGTCAAAATCTAATTGTAAGTTTTTCATGAGCGAAAAAGAAAAATCAAAAGGCTTAGGCGATACCGTTAAGAAAATTACTAATGCGATGGGTATTAAGCAATGTGCTCCGTGCAAGCGTAGGCAGCAGAAACTCAATCGGTTGTTCCCGTACAATAATAAGGATAAAACTAAAGAGTGAGGTTCTTCCGGATACCAGCCTTCACGGGCATCGAAACGCACCGCGATGACGCCGATCGGGGTAGCCTACGAGTAGTCGAAGGTTGCGTCCCCCACGGGCCGGGAGGACTGCGTTCAGGCCCGATCTGGAAAAAAGTTGGCGATGTAGATCTGTTTTCAGATTCTGATCAGAACCATATGCACGCCAGCGATGACGGGAAGGGGAACTCAGTAGTATATGTCTCTCGAACCGACGAAGTTCATGACATCGCCGTTTTCTCTACTGAACACACCGATTTAGTAAGCCTCGGAGCTTCATACAATGTAGCTGCACCCACACCATATCGCTCAAGCGATGCGGTAATCACCCCCATCGGAAACCGACTTTATGCCATGGGCGATGGTACCGCAGAGGCTGCGTATATTGGAAAAGGCCCTCCCACCGCTATAGCTTCTGTTTTCCCTGATGAAATGCTGTATGATCAAGAATGGTCTAGATTTCCGAACTGTAAATTTTATACCCAAGGCCCTAAAAAAACTATTTTTGCTGCGGGAAATCCGGATAAGCCATTAACCGTTTATGTTTCCGAGCCTGCGGGATTGACTAATCCATATCGCGACTCTCCACATTCGACAGAATTAACAAATCATAACCCCGGAGCGCTTAGCACGGTAGATATACTATCATCAAATGCCTCGAAAATTACCGCTCTTTCGACCCGAGGGGATCAGGTCGTAGTCCATACCGACAAAGGCTGTCATCTTTTATACTCACCCAAAGCAGATCAGGCTGAAACTGGGTATCGTGTAGAACAGGTACCCGCCACGAATTTTTCGGGTGCTGTCAATGCTCAGGTCGTATCTGGGGAGAGTGGAAGCCAACATTTTTGGATGGGTCACGATGGTCAAATTTATAAGGATGAGGCCGCGAGTCGAGGGGCGGAGGATTTTAAGAATTATGCCGACGCTGCACAGGCGAACTGGAAGGCCAAAGGCCAATGGGAGCGAGAACATCCAGTCGACTTATCTGATGCTTTCGCCACTTACGACCCACAATCCGGTATGTATTGGGTCTACACCCGTTCCGATGAGTATGATCATGCTCTGTCTAACTTGGCTCCAGAGTTTCCTTTAAATTTACAAGGCTCCGTTGTTCCCGATGCACCGAGTGCTCCCCAGAATCTAGGTTCTCAAATATCGACCCCGAGCGCACCGGGAGTGCCGACAAACTTAGAATCAATTGCGAGTGCTGGTACCCCTTTAAATCTTCAAAGTTTATTAATCCCGGACCCACCGACAGCGCCTAACAATCTCAGTTCTACTTTAATTCCTGATCCGCCTGGCATTCCAGGAAATCTACAATCAAGCATCACATTCGCTCCTGGAGTCCCGCAAGCTCTAAGTTCATCTTTCATTCCTAGTGCTCCCGGGGCTCCCCAATCCTTGAATTCTGCTATTACTGCGATTGACGCTCCAGGGGTTCCTCAAAACTTAAGCTCTTCGGTTGCTATTGCCGCTCCTGGGGTTCCTCAAAACTTAAGTTCTTCAATTACCGCGATTG